TAAACGGTGAAAACTTCACCTCTTCTTTGCTGAGGACTAGAAGATCCGCTAGCAGCAGTTAATATGTTAGCATTTGCACTGGTGGTAACATTTAAACCAGACGCTGTTAATAAACCGCTAACTCCAGCACCACCATAAGTTGTGAAAACTTCTCCACCTCTTTGTCCAAGACTAAACATGCCACTAGATACTGTTAAACCACCAGATACTGCTAATGATCCTGCTGTTAGTGATGTGGTAAAATTGCCACTACCACAACGAAAATATCCTGGAGTTCCAGCACCATATCCACTCACAACAATACTAGGATAAACTAATAAACCAGTATTACTATTAATTTGAGAAGGTACTCCACTACCTACTATAACAGAGATATTACCACTATTAGCGATAAGACTACCACTACCAATAGTGATATTATTATTTATAACACTCGTTCCAATAGTAACAATATTAAATACGCCACTTGTAGCATTAACTGTTGTAATTCCACTAATATTTCCACCAGTAATATTCACATTGGTTGGAACATATGCTGAAGTTTGAGTTCCACTACCATCAAATGTGATACCATTACTAAAATTATGAACTGCTGTTATTGTGCGACTAATATCGTTATGCACATATTGAGAGTGATCATCATCATTTAATCCGAATAAACTACCGTGATCATTTTGCACAACACCCACAACGGAACTTATTGCTGATGCTCTCAAATCTAGAACACTAATTAATGCGCTTTTTGGAGTATTAGTCCACCCGGTATTGGTACCATAAATGAATCTATATAATGGTTTAAATTCATTAACTGGTAAATTACTAAAATTTAAATCTGCCCAGTTATTATTACTTTCCGCATTTGCTTGGCTACCATCTACTCTTTGACCCAAAATCATCATAACGGGATTATCAATTTCATTAGTACCAAGCATCCACATTGCTATATATTTTGTGGCTCCAGTGCTCGCATTAGGAGTTGTCCAAGTTCCACCAGTATTTAAATTATATAAGGCTCCTGTGGCATTATACAATAATGGGAAATTAGTAGCAGTACTTTTAACCCATTGACCGGTTGTTCCACTATGATACAATATTGGAAATTGTCCAGTTGGACTTATAACTTGATGAAATGGTAATGAACTGCTACTATTTGTAACATCAATATGAATATCTTCTTGGTATAAGAGTCCGCTACCTATTCCAACTGTAGCATCACTACTTAAACCACCAGTACCACTTGTGCTATAGTAGTCCAGACTGAAACCAGCCACATATTGAGCACCAACTGTTCGATGAATCCATTCGTGTGTAGCATTATCCATAACTATACCATGACGCTCTTCTCCGAAGAATGTGACCTGACCAGATGGTGGTACGCCACTATTCCATGCCACATAAGCTACTGGTAACTCTGTAGTATAATCAAAATCTGTTGTTTTATATTGTAAACTATAATCGCTCAATCTAAAATAAACATAGTTTTGACTTGTTACATTAGCAAAAGTAACACTTTCACTACCACTTTTTCTAACTTTAGTTCCTCTAATATATAAATCATAAAAGCTACCACTAGGAGCAATACTAAATGTAATACCACTCATACTAATAACACTATCTACTCTATTAATAAATCCATTAGGTTGTAGACTATCTGTGGCCACTGTGCTATTTATAGTATAAATTCCACCTGATGATGATACTGACATTCCTGTGCCAGCAACCACACTACTAACTACTGATGATCCATTAATGGTTAAATTGTTAAAAGCTCCACTAGTACCAGTAATGATTCCACTACTAGTAATATTACCACTGGTAAAAACATCGTTATATCTAAAATTAGCAGTCATAATAAATTATTCCTTATGGAATTCCATAACTAACTTGACTTAAATCTACTGTGGCTACCCATCTAGTCCAATAACCTGATAATCCTGTAACTATTAAATCAAGATAACCAGATGTACTATTACCAGCAATAATAGCATCAGTACTATTCATGGCAGCATCTTTAAAACTATCCACAATAGGAGAACCAACATCATATAATAGATAACTCGCATCACTTCTAACACAACCTCGTATTATAAACCCAGCACCAGCATCATAACTTCCACCATTATTTCTTAATGCACTAATATTAGCAACATATGTCCATACAGAATTTGCTGGTAATGAAGCATATGTACCATTAAATAATGGTGTAGGATTATTTCCGAATACTTCAACCTTTAATACAAGAGTACTTTTTTGAGCATCTCCCGGGAATACAAAATATCCTGCAGCATGGGATACTTCTCCATAAAGACGAGTTTTAGCTTGATATCCTCCGGGAATAGTACTATAATAACTATTAATAATATTTTCTTTACCACCACCAATAGAGCCATTAACAATACCATTATTGATAGTATTATCTCTGCCACCAACTATAGTATTCTCATTATCATATATTCTATTACCATATCCACCACCAATAACAGAGTGTGCTCCATAACCAGATGGACCAATAATATTATTTTCACCACCACATAATACTGAATAATCTCCACCAGCAATTTGCTCACCACTACTTCGTGATCGCTGCCAATCTGTGGCATAATTTCCTCTACCATCTCCATCATAAGAACCCTGTAATGGACCAGTATCTTTTGGTTGTATAACTATAGCACCATTAGGAAAACCATTAATACTATAACTTGCTGAAATTCCACTAATACTACTATTATCAATTTTAAGATTATCTACTACTAGTGATGATAATGATCCACTAATATTAATATTAACATTTTTATTAACCCATTTATTCCCATTATATGCTAGTATATTGCCAGATACTGGGGAGCTTATAGTAACATCTGTTAATCCAGACAAGGCTACTGATCCACCACCAGTACCACTAGTTGTTGCAGATATGATAAACGATAAACCTGAACGAGAAACAGCAATACCGGAACCAGCTAATATAGTACTATTAGGTAAATGTATAGATACTCCAGAAATCGAACCCCCTGTAATATAAACATTATTGTAATTTTGTGTAGAGATAGTACCCAGTCCTAGATTGGCTCTAGCTCCACTTTGAGTATTAGCACCAGTTCCACCATCATTAACTGATAAAGGTGTGATATTATTAATAGTTCCTCCATTAATAGTAACACCAGTAGCATTAATAGATCCAGTAAATGTAGTATTGGTAATTGTACCCCCAGTAATTGTTACTCCACTAGCATTTTGCACAGCCATTGTGCCTAGTCCAAGATTAATTCTGGCTTGTGCCGCAGTACCCGCCCCTGTTCCTCCATCAGCAATAGCCAGATCAACAATACCGCTTATAGTTCCTCCAGTAATTTGCACAGCATTAGCGTTTTGAGTTGCTATTGTTCCAATGCCTAGATTATTTCTAGCCCCACTAGCTGTACTAGACCCTGTTCCACCATCAGCGACAGCTAAATCTGTTATATTAGTCAGCACAATACCACTGATCGTTCCGCCAGTGATACTAACATTATTACTATTCTGAACTGATATTGATCCCAAACCAAGATTATCTCTAGCACCACTGGCAGTACTAGATCCTGTGCCACCATCACTAATAGATAAATCTGTTATACCAGATATAGATCCGCCTATAATATTGGCTGTTACATTAGATAATGTTCCACCTGTAATATTAACATTACTACTGTCTTGATTACACATCGAGCCACTAGCACAAGCATTATTGCTAATAGTAAAAATACCGCTTGTAACACTTACGGAGATACCAGTGCCCGCAACCATATTTTTGACCGGAATTAAACCACTAACAGAGCTACTAAAATTAGGAATATTAGGAATATTAGTTAAACTAGTAATTAATGTTGTTAAATTTATAATACTAACTTGAGTTGTACTACCATTAACATTAGTTAAAACGGTACTTGTGCCTGTGACGCTTCCTCCGCCATCTGGCAAATCTGTTGTTGTAGTACCCGAAGGACAAGACATAATTAATCTCTTTCTATTCTATCCTCTAAAGCTTCCAATGTTTTGCCAAGGGTTGCTATTTGAATTTTAAGTTCTGTCATAACTTCAGTGTTTCTTTGAAGGGCAGAAGCAAATGCCGCTTGAGTTTCTTTATTGCTGGCTAATCTTTCCATAATGAATTGACGATCTTGATTATACGGACTTTCATTTTTAATCATTTCCAAAACTTCTGATCTGGTTACCATTTTTTTACCAATTGTAACCCAAAAGCCTAACATTGTTACTATAATACCAACGCTAGTTGTTGCAATATTTTCCCAAAAATGTATAATCGTTTCACTCATTAGTAATCTCCTAAATAAAAGAGCCATACATACCAAGGTACGATGGCTCAATTATTAAACTATTTATATATGAATTATAATATAACTTGAATCAGCCACCATTCTTTGCTGGATAGTTACCATAGATCACGCCGGAACCAATGAGGTAAACGTATTCGCCTGGAATACTTCTTGTTGTATTGGCTGCTTCGTCCACACTACCTTGGTTAGTACCAACAACACCACTGTTATAGGCAACACCATCACTAATACCAGATGGAGAAACTGAGAATGTACCAGTCAATTTATTAAAATCAGCATAACGGTAAGAACGATATGTGCCAGAACGGAACTGATTGAAAGACTGTGTTTGATCAGGCATACTGCTACCACTTTGCATAACACTATTACTGGTATTGCCAAGTCTTGTGGTCACCTTCACAATCACACCACTACTATTATAAGCAAAAGTACCAGCACTAACCGCTTTATCTGTTTGAGAGCCGTCAGTTGGATATGTGCCAATACCAACGCCACTAACCGAGAAATTGACTGGTTGAAATTTTACAAAGAGTGAGTTATTGATTGTGGCGCCTGTTGCAATGATACCACGATTATTTCTTGTGCTTGTGCTTGTAACGGCTGAAGAACCATCAGCTTGTTTTGCATAGTTGGTTATATTATTAGAAGAAGTGGCCATTTTTTAATTGCTCCATAATTTAAGTAATGGGTTATTTGATTAGTTATTCATACACCATTATTCTTTAGGATGACTCAAATTAAATTTGACAAAGTTGTTCAGGCTGTGTATGGACGTGGTGCGAAACCCAAATAGGCCAGATTTCTTTATAGTATCAAAATGCTTATCTAACCAAATATTACCAGTACAAATAATATTTAGATCTTTAGAATTTTGATGCAGAAAGACCGAAGCTAAGATATTATCTGCTAAATTATCTAAAAAATATCCACTAGATGGAAAAACACATCTCATATTGTGGTTTTCAAATATTTCACATAATTTTTTTAAACATGAGTGGTCAAACATTCTGTATTCTAGGATATATCTAATTTTAATATTATTTTCAATAGATAAATCTATACAATTTTTAACATCTTCTCTGATTTTGTCATATTTTCTATTAGTAGCTAAATTTTGTGGCATAACTATATCAATAGTATTTGCGCCCATTTTTATAGCTTGATCCATGGCAAAAACTCTGGTTTTTAGATCAGAAATACCTAGTGGATAATCTATTAAACAAGATAGGTCTATATTTTTATAATCTAGTAGTAGAGATTTTGCTGCACGTATTAGATAATATGGTAAAGTTATACTATTAACACAATTGAGTGATAAGATTTGTTTTATATCTTCTTTAACGGTTACTTCATTAGTATCCGTATTAATAAAAGCAAAATCTATATACATATTATTTGATCTTCTTGGTGATTGTTTTTAGATAATCAATGTTGGGATATTTTTTTGTACCAAGAATACCATCAGCAAAACCATAATCAACCGCTTCTTGAGCGGTTAAAATCCAATCGCATTTATTGGCCAATTGTGACACAATATGCTTTTTAGCCATCATTCTTTTCCAATTTTTATCTTTTGCAAGACTACTACACATACACCTTTCGGTGAATATATCAACCATCTTTTCGCACTCTTGCTCATTCCATTTTATGCTACTAACAGCTGCTTTACTATGTTCACCATCCAATGTAAAAGATCCATAATGTATTAGCACATTTGTATTTGGCATTAATATTCTTAGATCAGCGGATTGTAATAAGACACCGCTAGACGATTCTGCTTTAGCATATGCTAATATAATAACTTTAGCTTTTGATGCTTTAACAGCATCATACATCCCCAAACAATCTTCCCAACTACCACCCGGTAAGTGCATATGAACAAGAATAGGATCTAAAGATAATAAATTCAAATATCTTAAATTTTTCTCAAATACTACAGCAGATTTATAATCGACTCCGGATTCTTCTTCGGCATCTGATAAATGAGAATGTAAATATATTTCTCTATTTTCTATATCCACATTATAATTATGAATATCACTTAGTGTATTAAGATTGGCCATATTATATATCTAAAAAGTTGTAAAGTTGATCATTAATATCTGTCATCACATCAGCATCATTAAAACATTTTCCTATAGCAATTCTAAATCTATATCTGCTAAAAATATCTAAAATTTCTATACCATTAGCCTTTTCTAAGATTTCAATTATAGTGGGAGTAATATCAAAATTTGTATGTCCTATCCAAAAATTAAATAATTTGCTAGGAGCAGTATATTCATTATAAGGTATCAAACCCATAGGTGATTGAATAACTTTAATCGATCTATTTATAATAGGTCGTGGCGATTCTGATTCTAAAGTATCGTCATAGTCTTCATCATCAATATCTTCATTTTCATTATCATAATCAGTCCACTTGGTTTCTTCACCATCTTGACCAAATGGATCAACCCATTTCTCCCAAATTATTAATGGTTTAAAATTATTCATTTAGGATTTATAACTTTAGAAAATGCTAATGGTGATATGTATGGTTCTTCAATAACTTCAGATGCCTCCTTATTATAGTCAGTATCTGCTATATTCCAATATACAATAACATTCTCTTTAAATTGTTTATAATCCTCAGAATTATCTGATTCTTTGATTAAAACATCCAATATGCTATTTTGAAATAGACCATAATTAATATTATTAATCATATTACCAAATTTTAAACTAGCAATTTCATTAGTATCATTAATAATAATTTTAACAAAAGTATCACCCTTTTTATCTATAATAAATGCTAGAATATTATCAGTTTCCACAAACGGTGGTTGTTCTGGAATTGGTTCTTTTTTTACTTTAGTAAAAAATTTAATAAGAGAATTTATCATTATTTCAATTTTTGTATAACTTCAAAAATAATACTAGAATAATTAATTATATTAACATAGCTAAATGGAATCCAATAACAATTATTAGTATTTTTATAATGATCAACAACAAAACCATAAATAGTATTTATAGATGTATTATCTTGTGGATTAATAAGTGAACAATGTAATTTGATCAGTTGAGAACCAAACTCTAATTCATTACCATCAGGAAAATACTCTTTTAACATAGTAAAAAATGATGGTTGAGGATCGGATAAATTAACTTTGTCAGTATCAAGTTTTGGAAATACTATCTCAGACTTATCTATTGATAGTACATGAGTTTGATTTTTATTATCCACACTCAATATCACACCATATAAATTAATATTATACATTATTGCTCCTGATAATATCTAAAGCTTTATTTAAACCTTGTCTGACCGCTTCTCTTGTGATACCATATTTTTTACCAATTTTATCAAATGTATAATCTTCAAAATAATATAATTTGATATAGTCTTTTTGTCTATCTGTTAAACAACCTGAGTCTAACATAGCATTAATAAGATTTTTTAAAGTTTCATTTTCTTCATTATTAATAGCTATTTGTTCGGGACTCAACATCTTATTATCTTCTGTATAATTATGTGCGGATAGTGAATCATCTGATTCTGATATATAGTCTAACGAATATACATTATTATATTTTTTAGATTTTTTAGACCGTTTGGAAACATGTGTTTGAATCGCCCATAATGCACACTGATTTCTATATGAATATCTGGTCTTTTTAGTACCTTTTTCATTTTGATAATTTTCATCCCATCGCCAATCTGCCATCATTATAGCATTTGCAACTGATGCAATAGCGTCCTCGTCCTTGAGCATTTTAGATGATAGTCCATTATAAATTTGATTAGCAAATTTTGATATGGCCTTTTTTGCTAATAATACATAAGTTTTTAAACTATCAAATTTAATATCATTATGGTCTTTATAAGATATTTTTTGATTACCAATACCATTTAACTGTAATAGCATTTAATTATGATCCTTTATTAGAAATTCCTTTGGTATATTCCTATTAACTACATCGCTAACAAGATTCCTGATATCATCCCTTAATCTTTCTCTTTGAGATTCTGTATATCCAAAATTTATATCATCAGAACCATCAAGAGTAAAATCGGCATAGTATTTTGATATAATCTTATCTAGATCAGACTGTGAAATATCTACTAAATAAGGTGTTGGTTGTAAGAAATAAATTAACTTGGATATTGAAACAATTATATTATCATTCTTATCATAGCCATGCTTATAAATAAGCCTTTGTTCTAGCCATGATAGAAATGTTATGAATTGTCTTTTTTCTTTGTTAATTTGTTCCATTGTTCTGGCGAAGGCCGACCCTTTTCACCGAGCTTTGCTGGTCTATATTTTTTACCTTCGCGTTCCCTTTTCTTTCTTATATTATCCCATAGTCCTGGTTTATTTTTTGCCCAAACACCCGAAAAATCATCTAAATAAGGAGCATTATCATCTTCCATATCTTTATTTTGTGGATCCTCAATATCTGGCATAGGATCTTTACGATAATAAAATCTGGAAGTTGGTAATTCCTTAATACTTAATTTATGTTGTTTTTTTTTTGGATCAACTGGATTTACAGTTGCCTCACTATCCTCTGTATCGGTTTCTGGTTCACTGAACATGACGAAATCATGAATGGTTCTCATGTTTTCTTCTGTCACAGCGATTTTACCCTGCAACCATGATTCTGTCAAATTTGATGATACAGTATCTTTTTTCTCATTATCTTCTAATGCTGATAGTATACCATGAGCATGTGCAGCGATTGCTTTAATTGATGCTACTGACATCTCAAAATATTCATCCTTATATTCATCCATTTCGGTTAATGGCTCTGTTTCATTCTCTTGAGTTTGATTTTGAAAATCTGGTCCTTGACTCATTAATAGAGTAGGATCAACTACTGGCCCTTCATTCCCTTGATATCCACCCATTTCATTAACTTGAGTTGCATCACCATCAGTTTTCTTTTTACGCATCACCACTAATTGATTGGGAGTTTTAACTAATTTATCTCCTTTGCTCCATGTGGGACCAGAATTGCTAGCAGTGTATCTCACTACTTGTCCCATAAAATCTGGTAATTCACTAACATCATCAACATATCCTTCGCTTCCATAATGCTTGCAAGATTCATTAACATTTTTAACCATATCACCAGTTTTTAAACTAGCTAAATTTACTCTATCTAGTTCAAAATAATTTGTTTCAGTTGGTGTTAATAAATCATCATCAAGATTACCAACATAACCTTTACTTGTTTTTTCTTTAAGACCTAGTTGCTTTTTACTGGCTTCTGGTAAAGCAGAGACGAACTCTGGTCCTTTTCTTTTAGCCATATTATATAATTTTCTTAAAAATGCTGGATAACTCATTTTACCTTTCATACGACCAAAATTACTGATCGCATCTGGAACATCTTGTGGAGTTACAATTGGAAAAGAACGAGTGGCTGGAAAAAGAAAGTCACTATCTTTAAGATCACTTCTTTTTGTACCGCCATATTTTTCGCCAGCGGCTTTAGCAACTTCAGATAGTAAATCATTAATTCTATCCATTTTTATACCTCATCAGTTAAAGGACCACCAGTAATCCAAGCATCACAAGTTCGACTACCAGCACATTTGAAATCAAATAATTCACAATATCCAAGATCAGATTCATTAACAATATCTTTTGCTAAATCATTCTCATCTATAGACATTGAGGCAATACCTTTTTCTATACATTCTCTCATTTTATTTTTAATCACAAAAGCAGCACAATTTCCACACCTCATAGTTTTTGCTTCTTCTACAGATGCTTTAAACAAATCTGCTTTTTGTTGCCAAAATTCTGGATTATCCAATTCTGGATTAGCAGGACCATAATTTGCTTTATTAACACAAATTTTTCTATTAGCTAGATTTAGACTAATATCTTGTGTCGCTTGTGGACATTGAATATTAATTTGTACAGAATCTAATAGTTGTTCTGATCTTGATTTAAACATTTTCAGACCTGTAGGGTTAAGAAGTTATCTATTCCCATTTCTTCAATTAACTTTAAAAATCCTTCATAAAGTTCAATACCATCTTCACTACCTTGTAATAATTCAATAAGCATATTTGCAGTAATTTCATCTCCAACCGCTCTGGCAGCAACAATCGTGGCTCTTTCAGTAGCAGATGCTTGACGAACACTATCAAGATTATACTGAATCATAGCAACCATATCATGTCTTTTCCAGACAGGAGGACTTACTATTAATGGTTGGTAGTCAGCATCAAAAAATTCTAATCTTTTAATATTAATTGCAGCGTGTTTCTGTTCTTGGATAGAATCTTCCTTAATAATTGCTGCTAATTTTTTATAACCCCATCTTTGAAGATGTTCGGCTTGGGCAGTTAGCACTGTGGTCTGCTGCCAATGTATATTCAAAGATTTCTTTAAAAGATCAATCACTGTTTGTGAAGTATAGCCTTGTATTTGTTGAGCTTTGCTATTAATATCTTGCTCTACTAATAACTGTTTAATAGTTTGCTTATCAGCCATAATTAATCTCCTATGTTAAATCTGAAACATTTGTAGTTGACCACATTTTGCAAGACCAGTAATTTGCTTTCCATTTAGGGCCAGGATTATCACAATTATGTCTTGCTCTATAAGACTTGCGACGTTCTGGATCATCTCTCTTGATTTCCATATTAGGATCCCCAAAATTAACTTTAACCACGTTGCCTTTTTCATTTTTAACATAAACGCTAAATTTTTTGGGTCCACTAGGAGTTCTAAAGGGCTTATTCAATGAAACTTTTCCGGGTTTTTCTTCAGCAAGAATTTTATCTTCTTCATCATAAATTATAGTAGCCTCAACATCCCACACAAATTCATCCCAATCATCATTCCAGTTACAATTTGATGCTAATAAATTTTCTTCTATTTCTTCTAATAATGAAGATGATTTTGAATGTCTTGATTCAGACAGGCAGATTGCAACTCTTTGTTTGGTATCTGTATATTCTTTTTTCATTGTAGGATTACTCATACAACGAGAAACATATTTTTGTTTATCTTCGTTTGATTTTCTTTTTGGTATTGGCATGATAACTATTATTCCTTAATAAAGTTCCCGAAATGATAGATGCAGTATTGTTCCAATTAAATTTAGCGGCTGATTCTACTCCGTTAGGATTTGACGATATACGATTATCATACACATATCTCATGTAATTGACTGTTTGCTCTAATTGATTTTGACCTAATTTTGCCCAAGATCCTTCTCCAAAAAACCATCTTTTATCATCAGCAATCTCTAATTCATCAATACCAACTAGATAGCAGTTTTTTTCATCACAATATTCTGTGTGAGCGGAATAATTTGTGGCTATAATTGGTTTATTTAATGCCATGGATTCTAAAATCTCATTATTCCAACCTTCTGCTCTAGATAAAAATACACCACAATCTCCTTGTGATATAAATTCGGCTAAATGATATTGTGTTGGTAGTCTATTGAATACTTTAATTTTATTTGCTAGTTTAGCAGTACTTACAAGGCTCATCCACTGCGTAGTTTCTGCTTCATTCAAGAATGGATTATGAGGCACTAATCTTAGTTCAACATTATCATTATGATCAAAAGCGGTATCAAATGCTTTGATTAAAAAATCATGAGATTTCCTATATTCCCATTTACCAATATGAAAGAAAATATAGTTAGGATTTTGTATCTTAATTTTAATCGGTATTTTAAATATATCTAGATCAACCGCTAATGGGGCGACATAGATTTTTTTATTAATACCATTATTTAATAGCACTTTTTTGCCCCACTCAGATGCTACAAAAATATAATCACAATAATTTAAATGATGTATTTCTCTCGCATTAAGTTTATCTACTTCAAAAAATGGGAAAGCATAGAAATGACCATTACCAATTCTATTAGCAAGATCATTTTGATGCCATATTTTTAAGCATGGAGCGTTCTTATCGAAAAATGCAGCATTGTGTAATGCTTTATCTATAAATGGTTTTTCATTAGAATTATTTAATTCCATAGATTGACCTATGGGAAATAATGCTATATTGATATCTAAATTAGATAAAGCTTTGAATATATTTAGAGATGTGATACCATAGCCCGTACCACCTATTGGACAATTTAAATTAAGATTTTTCATTCATATTTCCTATTATGAGTATTATTGACTTGAATAAATGTTGTTTTTTTACCAAAATCTTTAATTTTATTAGCACCAATATAAG